CCTTCTTTGTCCGGTTTCCGGACCATGATTAAAGTTTTATTGAGCGCTAATGCCAGCGGGGGAGCTATTAAAGCTCCACTCATTCCGCGAAAAGCTATGGCGTCAAACTCGTACTTTTTCAGTTCTTTCTTCGCGAGTCTGACTGATTTTCTTAATTCAGCCGTAGGTAAGAGATAATTCAGATAACCCGCATGGTCATATTCGGGTTTATGATTACTCATTGTTAACCTCGAATTTAATGTTCGGAAACCGGATTAAACCCCCGCTGCTTTCGCCCATTTTTTAGCGGGCGTTTCAACCCGTTTTACCTTGACTGCCTCTCTAAGTTGTTGTAAAGAATAAGTTTGTTCCATAGCGCCGAATGTTTCGAGTTTTTTGTCCCATTGTAGCGGAGAGTTAGATTTAGGCGCGAACAGTAAAATTTTGAACATATAGGCTCCTACTAGTGTCCAGAATTGTTTCTGGACACGGATTGAAGTCTATTTTTAGTAATGGATTGCTTCTGCTTTTGTAATAAAGAAGTGAATACCGCCGGAACAAACATTAAAACGGTCCTCATCCCATTTGTCACAGGTTACTGTTTCGCCAACCCGATAAAGAGTAATTCCATCGTGTTGGCTTATTCCTTCGGTTGCGCCGATAACTTCGAGTACTTGAACATGCGAAGCTCGGCACTTGCGTTCCATCCCATTTGACCGTTTTGCATCTTCTGGAATAAGAACTCGTACTAAAACGTTGTTTCTGCATTTCTTCCAGCCAGTAAATGCGCCATGTTCTGGAACAATGTTTAGTTTAGCTAAAACTAGGTCAGTCAGTCCTAAAGCGCCTCGCAAGTCAGCGCGCAAGTCAGCGCCTTGCAAGTAAGCGCCTCGCAAGTAAGCGCCTCGCAAGTAAGCGCCTCGCAAGTCAGCGCCTCGCAAGTCAGCGCGCAAGTCAGCGCCTTGCAAGTAAGCGCCTTGCAAGTAAGCGTCTCGCAAGTCAGCGCCTCGCAAGTCAGCGCCTCGCAAGTCAGCGCATCGCAAGTCAGCGCCTTGCAAGTAAGCGCCTTGCAAGTAAGCGCCTCGCAAGTCAGTTTTAACTTTTACGGCGGCTAAAATCAATGCAGAAAAGCTAGTAGCTTCATCTGCAAGGATAGTAACCCCTGTATAGTAGTTTTTTATTTCATATTTCATGTTTATTCCTTTCGGGTTTTACCCGGTCTATCTTAGAAACCTGAAGTAAACAGAGTTTTCACAATAACAAGAAACACCTTGAGTATAATCATCGGGTTTTCTCCCTTTGTACGGAAAGTGAATTCGCTGAATGGAATCGAACCATTGCCGTCTGTCTAATTCTGTGATAATAGACAGACATTCCCTCCCACTCACTCACAGTTAAGTTTGAGTCAGCGAACAAGTCGGGTTTATCGTGGAGCGCGAGAAGTTTAGCGCGAATTAGCATCTTCATTACCACAGAATAAACCCGTAGCAATCCCCTGTCTCCAAGAGATTGCGACTGACTTACTCACGCCTTGGAAGATTACTTGTAGTCCAAAACCCGCCATTCACCGTTCTTACCCACGATGTAACGACGGTCACTGCAAACGATTATTGTTCCGGGTTCATACACAGGCTATCTCCTTTGTTTAGAGTGAGTTACAACGCTTTCCGGGCATGGCGACACCTAAGACAACGCCACCATTTACCCTCTGCAAACTCGAACTTCCGCTGCTTACTACACGACGGACAGAATAGCCAGCGAATCATGGTTTCACCCCATTAACTGACTGACAGCCAAGATTATGGCCGTTGAGATTAGCAATAACCCGACAAGCATGGAAGCATCGAGTATTGCTGAGAGTAGTTCTTCCGGGTTTATCACAAGTTTACCTCGTTCAGTTACCGGACTTTAATTCTCCAACATGGTCTATTTCAAAGTCTCCCGGTTCGAGCGTAGTCCAATCGTCCGAGTTTTTGGCAAGCTCCTCAGCCTCTTCTGAGCTATTAGCTTGCACGTCAATAAACTCGACGTGAGACACTATGGCCTGAACCCGATAAGTTTTCATGACTGTCTCCTATAAACCCTTATCAAAGCGTATCTGAGGAACTACCGGGCAAGGTAGCGATACGCTTGGGAAGGATTTATGGCCGGAACGACTGAAGATTAATCTTGTGTATCGTCTGTGGAAAGTTTGATTATGGGTTCACCTTGAGCATAGCCCAAGACTTCCATCCAAGAACCATAATCTAACCCCTCAGACTTGCAACGATTGCAGGGTCGGCTACAAAAAGAAGAAGTTAATTCTTTGGTCTGGTCCGGTTGTTTATCTGACTGTCTGTGTCCACACTCTTGACAGGTTCTAATCCAAGTCATTGTGACACGCTCCAAAGGGTTACAGAATAAACCCAAGCAGAGGGACTGACTAAGGCCAATCCCCTAGCTTGGAGTTACTCTCCTTACTTATTCCCGGACTTATTCCCGGTTTTCTTGGCGTCTGCCTTTTGAGTAGCTTTGGCAATCGCCCGTAGTTCAAACCACGTTTCCTTGGGTACAACTCAAACTACAGTCATAGTCTTGGTCTCCTCAGTGTCCGCTTAACGGACAGACAGGGGATTTATTCCCCTGTTTCGACCTGTTATTCCTTGACCGGCTTGACTGACAGCTTGGAGCGATTCGCTTCGATGAATGCCTTGAGGTTAGAGTAGTTCTCGCCCCAAATCTCCATGAGCTTTTCGGCTTGAGACACGTACAACGTGACCGGAAACCGGCCAATGCCATAGGTCGAGATAGCGCCCTTGTCGGAGACCTTGAGTCCGCCGTTGGTACGCTTTGACTGACTTGCTTCAAGCTCTGCAATCCTCGCCAGCAATTGCTCGCGAGTCAATTCCGTTGCTTGTGTTCCGGTTTGCATATAACCTCTTTCGTTTCAATGAGATACAGTGTGTTAACACACTGATTTAGATGGGAAAACCCATCGGGACGCCTATCGGAGTAGCCAGTAGATACACTGACAGTTAAACCCGATAGACGTGATGTTGGGTTCTCATGTTGTTAGCTTCTAACTCCTCGCCCCTAGGTCTAACCTAGGCTGTGCGGTATGTATCTTTGGCGTATGCGGCTGACTAGCAAGCACACCGATACTCTCCGCTCTCGGACGGCGATTGTCTGCTACAAAACGTGGGCTTAATCCGTATTCCGCTTTTCGGCGTCTAGGGTATTCTCGCGTTGGTTCGCGGTACTGTCGGTTCCAACGTTCCCGAATCCCTGTTCTGTCCGTGCTGCCATTTAGCGCGGCGTTTTGTCCGTCGCATGGTCTCTTCCGGTTACTACATCCGGTCTTTCAATGCCATGCGGCAACCCGACTAGTGCAAACGGAGCGCCAACCCGTATGTCGTTGAAAACAAACGGTCATGTGAGTACCAGTACGACATGAAAGTGACACAAAATGTCTTCGCTTTTTTTTCGCTTTTTGTTCGCTTTCACTTGTAAACACCCTGTTTTCAGCGAGTTAACTGTGACACAAAATGTCAGTACTAGTACAACAAAAAACGTCAAGCGTCTGAAAACAAACGGGTTAGCGATGGCATCTGAATTGCTCTAACGCGAGTCTTAAACAATGAATTCAGACAGTCATAGACATGGCTGTTGTCTTAATCGTGGGCTTAATCTTACTCGGCATAAACTACTAAATTTTCTCGCCATATATGATGCAAGAAAAATTTGCAACGTGTTGAAAACAAAAGACTTAGCGCATATTCGCTTTTTGTTCGCTAATTCGTGTTAGTTGAGTTCATAGCTCAACTAACAATCTAGTATGATGGCTGTAAGTTGTTGATTTTATTGGGGTTAGTAGTAACATTATCAATTTTTCTTCGAGGCCGGGGGTGGAGAGTCCCTGGGGGGTCGTGTCCAGGAGTAAACTCACCTAGTAAAAACAATCATTCTCTCTACACACTAACTATACCTCGTCTTAATCCCGTCTTAAAAACGTCTTAATTCACACTATCTAAAAACTAAGCACGAATAAAATCCATTCTAGGAGCCAGTATGTCATTCGATTCAGAAATTAACAAACAAGAGAAGATTCAGCTAGACGAAATTGATTCAGTCGCTGCTCGGGCGGCTTATAGTCTATCTGAATTCAGAGGAGAGCAGGTTTCAGAACTTGCTGAAAGTCGTAGACGAGATTCAGCGGCTCAGAGCCAGCAAGTCCAATCTACTATCCGTCAGCAAGAAGAACAGCATGCTATGTACATGCGGCACCAAGAGCAGAACCACCTCCTTTGGACGGCTGTCTTCTCTATCGTGCTGAGTAACCTTTCCGGTAATCAGTCTATAAGCCGGTCAGATAATTCGGCTTTGGCTGGAAACCTATCCCAAGTTTTAGCTAAGTTAGCGGAGACCGTTCCGCCTAAGAGTTAAACTATGAACTGCCAAGACGTGACTTGTCCGGAAAATGAACAATCAACTCTAGATATGGTTAGTGAAGGTTTAGATGCTTTCAATAAAGCTACTAAGGGTAAACGTATATTGGACGGAGGATTGCCTACTCGCTCAGGTAGAAACATTCAGTTTTTTCGGTACGAGTTAATTCCGGAAATTGAACAGGTGGTCCCCTGGGCACCGCAGTCCTATCCAGGTGAATGGCCAACCCTTGGACCTGGATTTTTCTGCTAGGAGGTCTTAATGACCAAGTGGCTTATCGAGTATATAGGTCTTGGTACCCCGCCGGTTTATATAGCTGGACCTATTTACGGTCATGACTGGTGTATCTGTTTTAGTCCTCATAAAGCTCTACAGTTCAATACCAAGGAAGAAGCAGAAGCTGAGATAGTTCGGCTTAATGTCAAGTCTAAGTGGAAACCAACCGAACATAGTTTCCTATAAGTTCAAGTATAAAGTTTCGAGATAGAATGCGAGCGTTGCTCACTAATCTCTGGTTTTAATAATTCAATAAAGGAATAAAAATGTCTAATCAAAATACAGTAGCCGGGTTTTATAACATCCCCGCTCAGGTAATCACAGTATCAACCGAAGTAGCTTTACTGGTTCCAGCCGCAGGCGTCTATGCTGGTCTACCTTCTCCTGTTCTTCCCGCAGCTTCCGGTCTAAGTGCCAGCCCTTCCCCAGATATTACCGGTATTGGGTCTACTCTTGACGTACACCGCTTTAACGTTCGTTTGACCGGTAAAGTAGCTAACCCAGGCGGTGGTAACTTAGCTCTAAGACTATATCAAGTTCCATTTGCAAACGTCGGAGTTATTAGCGCTGCCGGTTCTGTTACTTCTGCTGGTGCCCCCGGTTCCGGAGACGTAATTCTTGTTACATTTACTTCTATTACCGCTCCAGCTAATCCTTCGACATTTTCTGTTGAGGCGGACCTTGTTTGGAGTTCTTCGGTCAATCGTATTGATGGTTATTTCTTCGGTAATGCGAACGGAGTCTTTATGGATTTTGCTGAAGTAACCGCCGTAACTTCGGGAGTCGCAACGGCAAACCAGTTAAACTTTCTGCCATCTTTTCAGTTTAGCGTTGCTAATGCTACAAACTCCGTTCAGTTGAGCGAGTTTGTTGTGGAAAGAGTTTAGTTCGAACTAATGGTCGGGGGTAGCCGACACTACCCCTGATTCTCTTGTCGGAGAGAAAGATGATAATTTATTTACTTCGTTGTACAGTTTCTGGAAAAGCATATATAGGTCAATCTATTCATTCTTTAGAAGATAGGTGGAAGATTCATCTCAAAGATGCTAAAAGAGGTGCTCCATATATGCTACACAAAGCTATTCGTAAATATGGCCCGGAAGCTTTTGAGAAAACCGTTCTTCAAGAAGTCTCTGCGGTAGAAGAATTAAATACCTTGGAAATATACTATATTAAGACTCAAAATACCAAAGTCCCTTTCGGCTATAATATGACCGATGGTGGAGAGGGTCATAAAGGTCAAGAATTTAGTTTAGAACATAGACGTAAATTGAGCGAGTCCTTAATTGGAAACAAACACACTGCCGGTCATGTTTTAACTGAGGAACATAAATCTAAAGTCAGTATTGCGCTTAAAGGAAAAACTCGTTCTGCCGAAGCTAGAGCAAACATGAGTATCGGTCAAAAAGGTAATCAAAAATGGCTTGGTAGAAAACACTCTCCTGAGACCATAGAAAAATGTAGGATTGCCCGAACAAAGTATTGGGAAAGGAAAAAAACACTATGTCAATAGTAATCGCTTTTGTTGTAGGAGTTTTCGGCGGAGGTTGGGCCGGATATTCTTATGGTTCTAAAGTACAGAAAGCAGTAGAAGCTAAAGTCGCATCCGTTGCGGGTTCGGTAGCTGCTTCTGCTAGTTCTGTAGCAAAGAAAGTCTAACTAATTGTCCGGTTTCCGGACATGCGAGGCTAGTGTTTAAAAGCCAGCACACCGGTCTTCCAAACCGGTAGTATCGGTGCAACTCCGATGCTTCGCTCCATTTAAGGAGTCGTCGTCTAGTGACAAGACGCTCGACTGTCGCTCGAAGAACGAGGGTTTGATTCCCTTCGACTCCGCCATTTTGGTGTTAAATGAAAATCCCATACTGGAAACTCGCCTTCGGTCCAGCCATACTATTTGTTCTCGGGTTTTTAATGAATGCAATAGTAGTAGCCGACAACAGCGGGACTATGCCTGTCCTAGTTCATAACTGCACCCAAGAATTAATGGGCGAAGATGATGACCTTCATGTGTGTATGGGCGAGGAAGCTCATCTTAAAATCCTGGCAGACTGGATACTGTGGAATCACGTAGGGGTTTTTAGTCCCGGTGATTTTTTGGAGATAGCAGGAGAGCTAACCTTTAACCCGTTTTTAATAGCGTGGCTAGCGTTCGTAATAAGAGATTATAACCGTAGAGGAATAGATGGCGGTAGAACACATTCTTGGTGGGAAAGAAAACAAACAACTAGAACGCCCTATCCTGATTGACCCGGTTGATGATGAAGGATATTTTCTATTACCCGAAGAATTTAGTCCTAAAGATGAAGTAAGATGGGCTAAACGCCGTCAGGATTCTATTCGTGTCGCCCAGTATGCGGATTCTAAGTGCGGGCTTCCTAATACCTATGACCCCGAAGGCGCTTATTTATGCGGTGGGTGTGGAGACGGCAGTTCGAAACCTTGTAACAAACTAGTAATTGAAAATAGTGAATGCTTAATTCGCATAGCTCCTATAAATAAACCCGACCTACAAAGTTGTGGCTATTGGGAGATACAAAACGCAGGAGACCCCGAGGGTCGATACTGCGATAAAGGAAAGTTAGAAGACGACCGTATAGGGTTTGGTGAAACCGAAAACCCCAAAGGATTTGGCTGCATAAGATGTGAATATGGTCAGCAAGGAATGCCCCGTCCTGATAGCGAAGGTCGTACTCTGTGGTGTAAGAAAAAAGGACACCCGGTAGAAGAAAACGCCTGCTGTGAAGATAACGAACCTCTAGAAAATGAAGAGAGCGAAGAATAGTGAGAGCGGACCAACTAATCTATCACCAAGGAATGTGGCGGGCCGAAGTCGGTGGTAAGCACTATTGCGCTCAAACCAAAGAACTTCTAAAACTCGGCTTAAAGCATGTAGGTATCTCAGTAAGTGAACCACAGTATATCGAGTTTGATGACCGTACTCCAACCGAAGTTTATATAGACGTGCTTCGTAGCCCTGAATCTCCTCTACTAGTTAAACAAGAAACCCTGATACGTTTGTTTACGTTAGCTAATCAGGGCGACCCACTAGCCGAAGAACTCGTAAATGCCATTCCTACTGACCGGTCGTTTGATGCTCAGTACTATACTAAACAAATAGGTAAAACTGATTTTCTATTTGTGGGCGTTGCCGAACTACATGAGTACGTAGATAACATAGTGCTACGGTCTAAGCTTATAACAGAGCTTGGCAATTTATATAAGAGAATCTAAAGATGCCAATAGGACCGTCAAATGCACTTGCCCCGTATATAGGCCCCGGAGGGTTAATAGTAGTTATTGACCCCGCAGTTATCATTAGTAATAACGTACTAAATGTGCTTCCTCAAACTAATGTAATAGTAGCTCCCAACACTACTAATTTTATTTTCTATAACGCGGTGTCTAACGCAATTCAAGTTAATACCTCCGGTTTTCCTAGTCAAGTTATTCCTATCGCTACCGCCACTACATCTATGAATGGCAACATGGTTCTTCTTGATAATAGACCAGATTTCACTATTATCAGTCTTCCTACTGCTTTAGTTAACGCTCCGGGTACTTCGCTAACAACAGGTAATTTTTCATTTTCCGGATGGGGAACCGGAGCCAGTCTAGTAGTTAATTCCGGCACTCAAACCGGATTTTCGATTACTATAACCGCCGGTACTAGTCCTAGTCAACGTCCCACTATCACCCTAACTTTTAATACGTCTTATTCAAATGCTCCTATCACGATAGCTCAAGTCAATGGTGGAACCGGAATGGTAACTGATATTACTGCTGCTAACACTACTACTCAATCAGTCATGACCTATGACGGTCTTCCAGTAAATACAAAAACATATACTATACAGGTTTTTACCCTTGGTCAATAAATTCATAAAATTTATATTTGGGTTGGCATTACTACTCGGGATAACCCTGCCTACTCGTGGCCAAACCAGTTTAACAGGCCGTATAGTAGAAGACGTAGCGGCTAATCGTCCCACTACTTGCACGACCGGCGATGTTTATGTAGATACAGATGATGCCAATAGTTGGAGATGCTTTCCTAATAATGTTTGGGTTAGTTTCGGTGGCGGTTTAGTAAGTCCGATTACTGCTCCTAATCCTTTACAGTTTAATGTCGATTTAATATTTAAAGGTCCTAATCCTGCGTATGATGCTCGTGTTTCAGGCGTTCGGTCAGTTAGTGTTGGTTCGGTACCGGCTATCCCCGGAACTACCGTATCTATTAATGCCGGTTCTGCTTCCGCTATAATTTCTAGTTCTTCTGGTTTTCAAACCGGAGACGGCGTTGTTATTTATGGTGCGGGCGTCACTAATCCTATTTCAACCCCTTCCTCCCCGACTGTTACTCCTGTTAATGCAGTTGGCCTGACCGGCACACTGTTAGACACCGCCAGTCCTAGTGGTTCTACTACCTATCAATATTGTGTAGCAGCCTGGGGCGGACCTGTCGGCCAAGCAGTTACGGCCTGCAGTGCTAATACTAGTATAAGTACGGGTCAGGCGTCTCTAGGACCGCAAAGTGTTTCGATTACTTCAATCGCTAACTCTAATGGTACTTTTTCAATCGTAACATCTTCTGCCCACACAGTTGCGGTGGGTGCTTTAGTGCAAATACGAGGGGCGCTCCCGGCAAATTTTAACGGATATTTTCGTGTATTAACTGCTGTAGATAACACCCATCTAACCGTAAGTACTTCTTACGATACCCGAAACGGAGCTTTGGTTGCGCCAACCACGGCAGGCACTTTGACTTGGTGGAATTCTAATAGAATTACAGTCGCCGCCGCTACAGGTTCTAGCAACGGTACTAAGTACCTAGTATACGGCCGTACCTCTGGTTCTATGACTTTGCTCGGAGTGATGTGGCCACAAAACTCTAATTTTAACACCGACCCCACATATCTCGCTTTTGATGATTACGGACCTACTTTTACTGTTGCGCCAAACCTGCCGTTTTATATTTCATCTTCCCCTCCTGTTTCCTCTACAAATGACTCTTTAGTTACTACCATTGTTTCTGGACTACCGAGCACCACGATTATCTTAGCTGCTACAGCTAGTAATTCGGTGTCTGGTGCTACAATTCTATTCGACGACGGCGTAACACTAGCTGCCGCATCTCTAGCCGCTAAAAACGAAGGAGCCAAATTAGTACTTCCGGCTGGAGGTACATATCCTATTAACTCGCCAACAACACTCGCTAATAGCGGAGAGCTGGATTACTATGGCGGATTAAACCTAAACGAAACTTTAAATATTAGTACGAATACGGTTTCCGGACAATATATCCCAAACGGTTCAGCAGCATCGTTTGGATTGAACCCCTCCCCGGTGATAAATGTACTTCGCGGTTGGCCCGGATTATACGCCACTAATAACGTCTATCTTCACTATTTAACTATTAGTAGTGGCGAGTCAGCAAATTTATTTATGCAAGACGGTGGTACCGGTCAAATTCCGGCCAGTACTTTTGACCGTACACAGTGGACTCTTAGTGGTAACGGGTATACTAGTACCGCACAAGTATTTCGTACTAACCATACGAACTCTTTTGCGGATATTTTTTATAGTGGTACACTTCTTACAGCCGGTCAATTAGGTTCCGGTTCCATGTCCACACCTGGAATTTTTTGGAGTGGGCCGGGAAATCCGGTAATGCGAGATACTTTCCTAAGCGGTAAAGGTATGCTGCTTCGTCCTGCGGTATCGGGTTCGACCTACGTAATGGACTGGGTTTATAGTCAAGCTAACTACATGCCGTACTTATCAGTTATTGGCGTGGATGGAGGCGGAGTAGGAATAACCGGAAGAATCAACACCGTTTTATTTGACACTACACAGGCACCGCTAATAGCGAATCTTGGCGGGGTCATTCTCTCCTTAGTGACCGATAGTATTCCAAGTCAAACATTGATTTCTTCTCCTAATAGCGACACCTCTATCGTAGGTCCACCCGTAGGAAGTCTTGGAACCAATGTTAGTACGATATCAAACGAGCCGACTTTTTTTTCTGTGAACGATGGAACGTTTAATGCGGGGGTTATTCAGGCTAATCAAGTAACACCACAGTATCCAATTAATTCTTTTGTTCCAATTGGGCCAGCCTTTGCAGTATTTGTTGAAGACCTTCCAGGAACTGCCCCTACTTGTTCTGTAGTCAATAGTGGCACTTTCTTTCCGTCGGCGGGCACATGGTTTTTTGAATATGCATATAAATACGCTAATGGAGGAATGGGAACTCCTTCGTTTCCGAGTACCGGTTGTACTGTTAACGGGACTAGCCAGGATATAAACGTAGTTTTACCGACAGCTCCTGCTACTATTGGTTTAGGCGCGTATATTATGGCGGCAAACGCGGCTAATGGACCTTACTTTTATATTGGAGGGTCAGACCCGACAACCCAAGGAGCCGCTTGGAATGCGTCAACTAACACGTATTTATTTTCAGGTTTTGCGTCTATTCCGTCTCCTACATCAGCAGGTTCAGGACCGTCAGGGATAAGTAGTGGTTTAATCTGGGGTAAAGTGGTTTCTATAGGCTCAAGTACCATTAGTGCCCCGAATAATACAGTTCCCCGCAATTTAACTCTTCCCGATACTTCTGGCACCGTCGGGATTATGACTGGTTCTTTCACCAATGCTCACTGTTTACAGGCTAGTGTTATTGGAGGAGTTCTATCAATAGCAGATACTGGCGCTACTTGCGGAAGTGGCGGCGGTGGCGCTACCTTTCAGGTTAATGGCACTAATACTAGTAGCCAAACTACTATAAATTTTCAAAGTGCTGCTACCTTTAATGGTATAACCGCAGCGTTTTCTAATCCTTCCGCTGGAAACGTCCTTCTTACTTTAAGCGGCGCGGCAACAAATGCATTTCTTCTAAACTCAAGTGTAACTATCAATACGGCTTTACCTTTAACCGGCGGAGGAGTACTCGCCCTTGGTGGAACGTTAAATCTTACTTGTCCAAATTGTAGTTCTGGAGGAGTTAACTCTCGTACTACGAATTATAACCTCGTATCTACTGACGATGGATTCTTGGTATCTTCTAATGGCACTAGTTTAACTGACACACTTCCTTCTACACCTCCTAGTGCTTTTTGGGATGTAGATATTCAGAATCTGAATGCTACAAACCTGACTATTAGTAGAAACGGACTTCTTATCAATGGAGCGGCTAATAATATAGTAGTTCCTCCATTCCAATCGGTTCGAATTTTTACAGATAGCGCTAACTATTTTAACCCTAATCCTCCACTTATAGCCGGGACTAATATTACAATTACCGGAGCACCAAACGGTATTACTATTGCAGCTTCTGGAACAGGAGTAGGAGGTTCTGGTACAACAGGATTTTTCTCTTGTTGGACTTCTTCATCTAATCTCGGAAACTGTCACATGGATGACGGTGTAACTACGGCGGCTACTATAACCGCTACAGAACCTATAGTAGCTCCAAGTGTTACCGCTAATGGCTTATGCAATGCTGGAACTACAGGTTGCGTAATATTAACCGCCGGTACTGCCCCATCTTCTTTTAATACTAACTCGTTTACTCTATATGCGCCTACATCTATCTCTACTCCATATGGTTGGGTAGTACCTAGCGCCGCTGCTACTGGTATTCTACATCTTACTAATGCAGCTAACGTAGTTACCTTATCTGTTAGCGCCATTAATCTAGCTGGTGCTGATGTAACCGGAAACCTGCCTTTCAGTCAGTTAAGCGCGGCTACTAACTCAAATCCCGGCACTTTTGCGGTATCTAGTAACACATGGGATTTTAGTGCTGCCACCTTAATTAAGATGCGCACTGCCGCAGGTTTAACGACCACGGTTAACGGTGATATAGGATACGATACTACTAATAAAAACTGGCATGCGTTTCAGAATGGCGTAGATAGCTATCAATTTGGCGGTCCAGTTTCCGGAACTTACACTAGCGGAGACTGCGTAGAGTTTAGTAAAGTATCTAACGTTATTACACTAATTGATGCTGGTGCCGCTTGCGGGTCTGGAGGCGGTGGAGGAGCTACTCTTCAAACTAACAGCGTAAATAATACTAGTCAGACTACGCTCAATCTTATTAATAGCGCCGCTACAAACGGTATTACTCTAACTGTTACCAACACTTCTGGTGGTACAGTACAACTGGGATATACTGGTACTCTAAATAACTCTGGTTTAACAAATTCATCTACTACTATTGATGGGGTTACTTGTACTCTTGGTTCTACCTGTACTCTCACTCTAGATGAAATTAGCAACCCAGTTGCATCTAAAACCTTTACTTTTCCTGCTACGAACGTACTAACTATTTCTGGTACTGCTCCTGCTAGTCAAAGCGGAGCAGGCCTTAACGCCGGTACTTTATTTAGCGTAACAGGTGTTACTGGTTCAGCTACAACCGGGTCGGCTACTACCGCCGGTAGTGGGTCTTTTATTTCTCTAACTTGCGGTAATGGCGGGTCCGGTTCTGGAGGCACAAACGCAGTGGGTGGTCAAGGCGGAGACTGCACTATTATTGCAGGTAATGCGGGTGTTTCCGGTGGTACGGCAGCTAATGCAAGAGGTGGTAATATAGTACTAACTTCTGGTTTAGCAGGTAGCGGTGGTTCAGGAGCCGCTGGTGCAGCCGGTATTATTCAACTTAATGGAGCTACAATACTTGCTACTCCAAGCACATCCGCTGTTAATAACTCCTGGTCATTTCAAATCCAGGGTGAGTATCAAAACTCCGGAACACCAACGTTCACTACAGATACTTGGACTGTTCAGGATATAATCGGCTCTGGTACTAACGGTACTAGTACTTTAACTTTTAGTCATTTAGGTTCCACCGGGTCTTCGGCAGTTAACGTACCTTTACTAACAGTCGGTACCGCTCCTGCTTGTGTACCAGGAACCGCTGGTGGAGAATGTTTTACCCAAGGTACTGCATTTACTAACGTAGCTGGTTCTGCTGGTTTTTATCCAGATTCAACCACAAACGAATTCATGGCCGCTACAAATGGCTCTAGTTCCTTTGGTATGCTAGTACGCAGTCAGCCATCTCCTATACATCAAACTGGTAAAACGGCGGCTATTTCTACCGCTACTTTGTGTGCTGCTTCCGCAGGTGCTTGTAACACTGCTGGTGAATATCACTTACATTTTGATTTTATAGAAACCGGAACCGCTTGTACAGTTCCCGGAACCGGCGGTGTTACATTCTTACTAACTTGGACAGATAGTAATGGAACGGCCCACTCAGCAGTTTCGCTAGGAATGGACGATGCGTCTACTATTAATGCTGTTTCGCAGACCTTCCACTTTCAGACTTCACTTGGAGCGGCGTGGGGAAGCGGAGACTTTAACATCTCGACCAACGGTTCGGTAATTCAATATGCTACGGGCTATACCGCTTGTGGTACTGGAACCGGTACATACCAACTAGATGCAGCTATAACGAGACTACAATAGTGAAACGTTTATTATTGACTGTCCTATTCATAGTTTCATTTGGATTTCCGGCCAAAGCTGCAAATCCTACTTTTGTAGGTAGCGCAACTCCAGTTACTAGTACTAATGGTACTGACACTTCAATAACTATAACCTACAGTCCTTCTTCTGGAAACTGTGTACTTATTGCTTTAGGTTCTAATGTTAGTACTCTTTCTATCTCATCCGTAAAAGATAGTAGTAATAACGTAATCCCTCTCTTAGTTTTAGATACTAATGGAAGCAAATTTTCTGCTATTTATGGTACTACTGGTGTCGCTTCTGGAATAACGTCTTTTACGGTCACGTTTACTGCTGGACCACATATTTGGGGCACAGTAGCGGAATATTCCGGTGTATCTAACTTCGGTCAAATAACCGACGGAGATACGGCTGGAACGGTAACATCTGCTAGCCTAAGTATAACTACTCAAGCCAACAATAACATATTTGTTGGAATGTTTACTATATACGGTAGTGCTACAGGTATTACTGGTACCGGGTCCACTAACGTTCGTCAAACCAGTAGTTTTTCTGATGTAGGCGCTTTTGCGGACACCGCTCTGGCTACTGCTGGTTCTATATCGACCGCTATTAGCTGGACCGTGGCTTCGCCATATGCGGCGGTAGGACTTGAACTATCTAGTAATCCTATGAATATAGTACAGTTTATCGGGGCTAATTGCAACTCCGCTACTACTTGTTCCGCCACATTTACTCAGGCAGTTCAAATAAGTAACTATGTTATTCCTGTTTCATATGATGGTACATCGTCTTCAGCAAATGATACTTTTTCAGACGGTACAAATAGTTATACTCAAGTAATGCCTACTACTGGCGGCACTCCCCACTCTTTTTGTGGTCTGTCAGTGGATGGAGATACTGTAGCTATGTCTTATGCTAAAGCCACCACTAACGTTGCTCTGACCGTTACTATAGCGAATGGTGGGACAAGCGGTCATAAAATCATCTTATTAGCGGAAGTTAACGGACTTGCATCTTCTAGTCCTTTAGACCAAACGTCTAGTTGTATTAATACTTCTGGAGTTACTTCTTTAACTACTGGTAGCGTAACTACGGGTTTTACAAATGAAATTATACTAGCAGTTTTTGGTTTAGCTGCATCAGCTACTTTTACTCCAGGAACAAACTATATACTATTATCTCAAATACCTAGTGGAGCAGGCAACGGAGTGGAAGGAAATGAGTCTAGAGAAGTAACGTCTATAGCCAGCTACAACGCTTCTATGACTATTAGTGCTTCCCAAGAAATGGCCGGATTTTTAGCTACTTTTAAAGCGGCTATTCAGCCTGTTCCTACTACGGCTTCTATGACATTCGGACCAACAAAAGTACTAGGAGGCACTACTAAATGGTAAGAGCACTCCTAGCAACGATTATTCTCCTTTTAACTAGTATATCGGCTTTTAGTCAAACTCAAATAACAGGGTCTACTACTATAGCCGGAAACATTTCTCTTGGTACTGCTGTAGCAATAGGCCCTAATACTGGTTTACCTCCCGACCAGCTTCCAGTAGGTTCTGGTTGGCACGACCTAGGAGTCCAGAGTTCTCTAAACGGAAGTGGTCAATGCTTTACTCCCGCTCCTCCTGGTTCTACTGGTTGCGAATCCGTTCTTGGTTCTTGGGGTAGTGGAGCCATGATGCAAATGTCTGCCCAAATGTGCGTAAATGGCGGCGGGCACGTAAACTATAGCGGTAACGAAATATATTGTTTAACTCTAACCGGTTCTAGTGGCTGGACATGGGTACGTATAACAAATCCTACTTCTCCTTACTCCACTACTAGCCAAGACTGTTTACCAGAAGGGTTTAATTGCAGTTCTTTAACTGTAGGGTCTACAAACGGATTTCCGCAGTCTGTCCATCCATATAACGGATTAACATCCATTCCTAACCAAAATCGTATGGTACGCTGTATGGGTTCTAAGGCCGTTAGTGGAAACACAACTCTGTGGTGCTGGTCGTATGATTTTACAAATAATTTTTGGACTTTAGAAGATAAGTCAGTTGTTGGTAGTAATTGCTCTGGCGCTACTGCACAAGGACTTGGTGGTCACGCAGTATACGATAATTATACAGGTCATGTTTTTATAAATAGTGTTGGGTGCTTATACGAACTCGACCCAGTTGCACACACAACGATACAACTGGTTTCTTTTGATAACGTAGCTATAGATGACCACTTAACGTCTGATATAGACCCTATTCGTCATTTAATGGTGTATGTTGGTTGTGCCGGATGTAGCGGCAGCCCTAGTGGTATTGTTACTACAGATATTACTCCAGGCAGTGCTCATACTCACACCAATCTAACCTCTTCCATGACCGGTTGCACCGCTATTGGCGGTCAAAGTTATAATGGTATTGCCTATGACCCGGTAACTACTCTCATGGTTGTGTTGCTTACTGACGTTTCGCACATGTATTACGTAAACGTAAGTGCGAATGCGGTACTGACACAACAAGGTTCAATTGCAGCTAAAAGCTGTGTCGAGATTACTGGTTTTACCGGCGGACCAACTAGTGCAGGTCTTTCAGGTAATTATAACGGTCTTTTTAAGCGCTGGTCTTATGCGGCATTTTGCGACTGTTTTGTTTATGTAGGAGACTTTAATCAGGATAGTTTTATCTTCCGGCTACCAAGACTTCCTGTTGACCAGCAACAGTTCGTGGCATCTTCGGCTAGTCCGCAAGTGTTCCGCGCACTTGGCCTAAACGTGGCTTGCGACCTGACAGATGGCTGTGATGGCACGTTCGATGGTTTCAAATCGAACGACCTACCCGCCAATCCGCCGGTATTAGATAACGCTGTCGCAGGAACCGTAGGAGCCATCAAGTTTACGGTACCAGCGCAAGGCGGACCAAATGACGCAGGGTCTATTCGTTACAATTTTAATCCTATCGGTGCAACTACAAACCAGTTCGGAACCGGCGGAGAGTTCTGGGTAAAGTATCGCGTCCGTTGGGATAATTGGGGAACGTGGGCCGTCACCGCTGGACAGAGCGCAGCGGGGCCAAAGTTCGATATAACCGGTGCTGGACAGTCAGCAAGCGATGTTAGCCTAGAAGTAGGTTCCTGCACCATTCTTGAACAGACCACGCAGGATGTTGCAGGACGTAAGTTTATTCAGATGTACACTTCTTGCGGAAATTTTATCAGCTACGAGGCTCCCGCTGTTGGTTCTACATTTGACCTTGAACCCGGTTTGAACGGGCAGTGCCTATACCAATCCACACAAACTGACTGTTACAAATATCTAAATAACCTAAACACATGGGTTGACATTGTAAAACATGTCAAAATTAACGAAATGTCTGGTCCTGGTAAAGGAACATCGAAGATTGAGCTATGGGCAGCACCGGACGGCCAACCACTGCAAACCTTGGTTAGTGTTTCTGACGCAGGAATATATCCAGATAATACCGGCTCCGACCCGCATAGTTCGCTATTGTACGGTAAGGTCTGGCTACTTCCCTACATCTCGAATCGCGACAACACGGTCAACGACGGCTTCGTGACGCACGTCTGGTACGACAAGCTTGAACTCTCGCGGGGCTGTATTACCGTTCCCGGACCGCTCATCTCCGTGCAAGGTATTTGCCCGGCGACGCTCATCAAGGCGACAGACGTAGATAGCACGCACGTCACCGTGACTTGGCAACATAACGACCTTTATGGGCTAGACACCTATATAGTGGAGCGTTGTCCCGGTGTAATTAACGATTGTGGCAAGAACCCGGCAGCGAACTTTACGCAAATTGCTATTACTGATACCGCGAATCACATTTGCACCAACCTTTTGGCCTGTAGCTTTACGGATTCGACTGTAACAACCGGTCACACTTATAGTTACCGCGTTCGTCCTGTGCGGCTTATCTATGGCATTACTTATAAAGGACCATACACCGGCGGATTGTGCTACCTTGGTGCTACTGGAACTTGCGACCCCACAACTACAACACCATAAGGAGAAACATGAAAAAGATATTACTTATTGTCGGATTTTTAATTTTAGCGGGTTTTGCTTCTTATAAATACGCATATGGTCAAGGTCCGAATCCGGTTCCCTTACAGCTAACTTTATCAGGGGTTCATACTCAGTGTGTTCCTAATGCGGCTACTACTCCCGCTCATTTAGATGTTTGCGGAGCAGGAGATGGAATATTTCTTGCTAATAATGGCGGTGCTTTTGTACAAGTAGCAACTGTTACGGTAACTGCTCAAGGAGTAACACAAATTACTATTTGTAACGCTGCCGGTGCATCTTGTGGTGCTGCTCAAACCGGAGCAGTTAGTATAAATATCCCTAAGTCAGTCGTGGTAACTGCGCCCGCTACTACGACCGTAACTCCTACTGCGACACTACAATAATGGTACCAGATACATTCATCAAAGAGATATTTAACGAAGAGAACGGTAAAACCAGCTTTGCTCGAATAGGCAGTTTCCTTTCTCTTCTTGCGGGCGTGGGATGGGTATCATACTTAGTGTATAAAAACCACGTTCTTCCTGACCTGAGTGGTATCTCTTTATTTATAGGAGTGCCTTATGGTACTAATAAGTTCACTAATTTTATCGGCCAGTTTACAGGCAAAGGACAATAAATACTTGTCCGGTTTCCGGACTTTAAAGGAGTACTTCCGTGGCAAACAGCTATAACAGCAACCCTCTAATTTTCGATACCGATACAACACAGGGTTGGCGTTCATTACAAACTCTTAATACCGGAAACCTACCTACGACCGCACAACAACTTTCTGGAGCCGTAACTAGACAGTGGGGTGTTCGAGTCACTAAGATTGTTCTAGAGTCTAATGGAACTACTGTTGCAGGAGTAGTAACAGTAGCAGACCCAAATGATGGAACTATTTTATGGAATTCGGGCGTGGCAGCGGCTGCCGGGGCTACCGGTACCATACTAACACGAGAAGATTTTGCTGACCACTTTCCCGCTTGGAGAGATTTTAAGATAACAGGCTTAACCGCGACTGTTACAAAAGTATACATATGGTATAGAAGTTAAAGGACTTATATGGCTAAAGATAGAGTATCAGAAGTAATGGGTGGAAAGAAATCCAGCAAGAAACCGGCCAAGAAAAAGGGCGGGAAGAAAACCAAAGGTATGCATGTACGAAAAGCCACTAGCGGTGGTTACATTGCCAAGCATGACGCACCCGAACCCGGTGCGGAGCAGGAAGAACACGCCCTTCCAGACATGGCCGCCCTTCAAGAACACATGGCTCAGAATCTACAAGGCGAAGAAGAACCCGGTGGCGGCATGCCCGCACCCGCCCAAGCGATGGCTTAATGTCTAGGTTTAAAGCTGCCCGCCATGTTCTTGGCGGTAAATCTCGCAAGAAAATTCGTTCAGTTCGTGGTCGCCGAAAGATTAAGAAAACTGTGGATGAGTGGAAAGCGGGAACTCTGCATAGCGGGTCTAAGACAGGTCCTGTAGTTAAGTCACAGAAGCAAGCGGTCGCAATTTCGCTCTCGCAAGGTCGCAAGCACGTAAGGAAGGGTAGTCCGGAAAATGAACACAATAGAACCAGCACCTCCGAAACAGGGGTGTAAGCCAGTAAATGGAAGCTGTCCGGTTTTGGAAACCGGTGTCGCAAGACTTTAGAGGTTCGAGTCCTCTCACCCCTACCATCTTTGCTCTGGAGAACCGGCAGTTCAAGCAAGCCTCATAAACTCGCCTCCGTGGGTTCGACTCCCACCCGAGCAACCATCTTAAAGGCAGAAAATGGAATATGTAGAGTTTTCAGATGACGAACTATACGAAAAAATGGCGGACGTTAGACAGAAGTTTCCTCCTAAAGATACCGCTGAATTTGAAAACTACAAAAAGCTATTACCTCTGACCGACTTAGGAAAAGAAGTCCGCCGTAGGGCGGAGACAGATTTATTCTTTTTTGCTAAGTATTTTATAGGTTATGACAATCAGAAAAATGACATGATTGTTGACCATGTTCACCGCCGGTTGTGTGAACTGTTCGTAAAAAAAGATAAATCAAAAGATATTAAAAGTCAGGACACCCGCAAGGAAAGACTTGTTCTTTATCCTCGCGGAAGCTTAAAAAGTACCATAGATGTCATAGACGCGGCCCAATGGATTCTGAATTTTCCTAATATCCGAATCCTGTTCCTGACTGCTGCCGATGACCTAGCTGTTGGTTTCGTAGACCAGTTAAAGAACTTTTTTATTATCAGAATGGATTCTCCGAGTTTTATGAATCTGTTCTTTCCCGAGTTTTGTATACCGGATACTAAAACCGCACTAGGGAGCGCGTTTACTTTTAACTGTCCTAAGCGCACTATCTTTGACGATAAAGATTCTACAGTCAGAGCACTGTCCGTTCTTTCGACCGGTTCGGGTTTTCACTTTGACGTAATGAAAGCTGACGACGCGGTATCTGACCGTAATTCTGAAAACGAAGAACAGTGCATCAAAGTAACTAAAAAGATTAATCTAGCTCGCAAGATGCTGATGGCTTGGGGTTTTTTCGACCGTATCGGAACCCGGTATCACGAAATAGACAACTACGGACAGACACTTGAAAAAGAACTTATTGGCGAAGTCGAACGCCATAGCGGACCTTGTTGGGAACAGATAGACGTAAAATCGTCCGGTTTGCGGATTTTAATTGGCCGCGCTATTGTTCTGAAACCCGGCAACGAAAATAAGACTTATGGTGATGCAGGCGAAGAAGGCTGTAATCTTCTGTTTCCTGAATACATGAGTTTTAGTTGGCTGATGAATGAACTCCATAAAGACGAGTTTATTTTTGAAGGCCAGTTAAACCAGAATCCCCGCCCTAAAAGCCACATTACTTTTGACCGGCCTTTACTTCTAAGTCATACAGTTCCTTTTAAAGAACTTCCGGTAAACGGACCAATTGCTATAACCTGGGATTTTGCTTTCAGTCAGAAAAAAGACCGGGACTATAGTACAGCAGCAGTTGGTATTTGGAACGACAAAGGCCAGCTTTTCATTTTAGATTTAGTCCGGGCTAAATTTAATCACACTACCTTAGCAAAAGCCATAGTTGATTTAGCAGCACACTGGCATCCTATGATTATAGGAATTGAGGATGCTGCGGGTTCTAGATTCCTCGAACCTACTATTATTAATGAAGCTCGTAATCGCGGAATGGCAGATGTACTAGCTATCTGTAGTAAGATAGACTGGTTTCCGCCGGAACAACAGAAAGATGCTAAGAAATCGCGTATGGCAGCCCTTCATCCTTGGCTGGTTAACAACATGCTTTATTTCGCTGCCCATCTTCCGTATCTGGAAATTCTTTACAGCGAGTTTGAGAAGTGCTTAGTCAGTCATCATCACGACGATATACCAGACGTGATTTCTCAGCTTCCTCGTTACGCACCTCGCATGAATAATATGATTGCTAAGAATGAAGTCGTGACGATGACGCGCGAGGAAGCCGCGTTTAATTTAATGTTTAATGAAGGAACCGACCCATATGGCCGAATTGGTCTGGGTTTTGTACCTCAACCTTTAACACCCAGTATTACAGATGTAGGACCAGAAGCGCAAACACCTCATGGAGACCTAGCACCATTACTCGGGGCCGGGTTATGTGGATAATATGGAAGATAAAAGAAATCGACTCACTACAAAAGCTGTGGTCTATGACGATTTAGATACAGACGAAATAGAGATTAAAATAGTATTGAAAGAAGGAAAAACCTCTAAGGATTGTAGTCCATTTGTAATGGAGAGAGTGTTACTCAATCATATGTTTCGCAGTTGGCCAACTTGGTGGGAATATTGGATGAAACCAGGAAGTACACTAGGATAATATGGAACATGAAACGCCAGACAGTTTTATTGTGAACCCCCCAGTAGGAAACTCGAACTTAGAGTTCAGAGCGGAGTGCATAAAGTATGTGGAGCCGTACGTACGAGAAAACGGTATCCCACTCGACTGGAATAAATTTAATGCATTAGTTTTCGACGGTTCTTTAGAAGGAATTGTTTCAGGAGACCCTGAAGTAATAGAAAAATCTTTACATAAGATGAAAGAATAGTCTTTAAAATATATTTGGTTACTAACATTGTTAATGGCAAAGTCTATGTTGGCAAAACAGGTCAGACCATAGATGCTAGATGGAAAGAACATCTTAAATTGGCCAGACTAAACTATCCTTCTTACTTTTACAGAGCAATGAGAAAATATGGACCGGATATGTTTAAGGTAAGAGAAATAGATTGTGTAGAGACCAACGAACTTGCTAACGTACGAGAAACTTACTGGATAACTCAAGTCTTCAAATCCCACTGTTCGGAAAACGGATATAATTCAACACTTGGTGGAGAGGGAGTTATAAGAAACGAAGAGTCAGAAAGAAAAAGAATAGATGCCCTACAAGGTAGAAAAGTTTCTGAGGAAACTAGAAGAAAAATTAGCGTTGCAAATTCAGGGAGAAAATTTTCTGATGAACACAGAAAGAAATTAAGTGATGCAAAATTAGGGGACAAACACCCTCTTTTTGGTAAGCATCATTCAGAAGAAACTCGTAAGAAGATGAGTAAAACTCACCTACGACGACAAGAGTTATAGTAAAATTCAAGGAGTAATAATATGAAAGTTGTTGCTGGAAAAGGTACGAAAGTAGACCCTAAGAAACCAAATCGGGCATGGGAAAATGAATCCTACGAGTTGGTTGAAAATGTAAACCAAGGTCCGGCTGGTGCTCGCAAAGGTAAAGTTATGGGTGGGCATAATCAGACCTCCGATAACATGGCTGAAAAGAACCAGTTAATCGGAATAGACGGTGCTAAACAAGACCCGTATCGCGCCGAAGGTTCTGACTGGCCTGACGGCAAAACTAGCGCTGACGCCGACCACGGTCAAGGTGGGGGGGCTACGTATGAAAACCCCAATGGCGGCGGCAAGAACGAGTTAGTTATCGATTCCGAGAATCAATGCGGGCCGCGTCACGTCGAAGATGATGGTTCTGGAGAACACGGTGCTGGTACACCCGTACCCGGCAATCGCGCTGCCCGAGTTGCATCGAACTTTCCTATTGACTGGAATGATGGCGAAAGCCGTTCAGATGGCGGAGAAATAAGCATCTGGCAATCTGTTGACCTACAAACCGGTCATATCGTTGGTGGCGAACAAACCAGAGTTATGGATGTTCCTGATTTCAACGTTCACATACCGTCGGCTAAATCTGCCGGTTCTAAATCAGGCCGAGTAGCACGCGACCTAAAGTAATAGTCCGGAAACTGAACACTTAGAAGGGGCGGAGACAGCACAGAATGTTACTGGATAAACCGAGCGTAGACACCCACGCCCCTATTCTTTTGGACGAAGCCAAACAGGTAATGTCTACAGGAGTTTGGGGGGACGATGCCGCCCTCAAGCTTGTAATTAAAGATGCTATTACTGCCGAGAACTTCGAACAAACTAAGCAATGGGTAGCTCTTTGGCCGACTGCTACTATTCTTTACCAATCACCTTTTACTGCCCGTTATTGGGAAGGTACTCAGGTAGAAAAAGCCAACATTCCATTTTTTACGGTTGCTACTGCCGTAAACTCGTTATCTCCTAAAATCTTGAACGGTCTTTTCTACGAAGACCCCCCGTTTATGATTCGTAAACGGCCAGGAACTACAGAAAATGCTACCCGAGCAGTAGGAGCTATTCTAGCATACCAACTCGAAGACATTGGTTTCAAAGAGACTCTTCGTCTCGGAGTTACTAATGCTATCCTATTTGGAACGGCTATATGGAAGTGGGGTTGGGAAACGTATACGGAAGAACGTACTGTCTACAAACGTAAAACTCCTCCAGTAACTATTCCAAATGCTCCTGGTTTAGAAGACATACAAATTCACCCGGTCGATGAGGAAATCGAAGAAGAAGTAATCGAAGAGTATATCGACCGGCCTACTTTCGAACACATAGTAAATCTCCGCCACGTTCTGCCCGACCCCGGTCTTAATTTACCGGATATTAGAAAAGGTAAGTACGTAATCCACCGGATGTATCCGACTTGGAATGACTTAGACAAGTTACGCGACCGTCCTGGATTTAACATACCGTCTCGTGAGAAACTGCTTGAATTATTCTTTGCTCCTAAAGAAGTAGCCGAAGCTAACGCGGCGGAACTATCGGTTCAGAATCCACTATATGATTTAAGAGCAGCACCTCGTTACGAAGTCACTACAGAAGACCCTTTTGCTCAACCACTAGAGTTACTAGAGCGTTGGGATAAAGACCGGTATATAGTAGTACTTAATAAAAAACTCGTAATTTGTAGTGACGAAAACCCATACGGAGTGATTCCATTCCTATCCGTCAACTGGTGGGATGTACCAGAAGCTTTTTGGGGTATGGGTCTTGCGAAAACCATCGGTTCTGAGCAGAGACTCCAGCAAGGTATCACAAATGCTTGGCTAGATAACGTAGCGCTAAATCTTAATGGCGTCTACGTTCGTGTTATGGGTAAGGGCGTACCTACCCAAAGTATTCGCGTATCTCCGGGTAAAATCGTTAATGTTGATAACAAAGACGACTTCAAACCGCTGGATAGACTTCCTGCCGTGCCGGAAGCTGGCGCAGCCTTATCTATATCGCAAGCTAGAGCGGAGCAGGTGTCAGGAGCCAATGAGCCGGTTGTACAGGGCAGTATGGGCGGACCAAAGACAAGCATGGGACGCACTGCTACTGGCGCAAATCTTATTGCCGGTGGTTCGGACTCTCGAATCCAGGATTTTGTAGAGAAAATAGCCAATCAAGTTTTTATACCGTTTTTGTACCAAGCCCATATTCTTAATTGTGGATTATTACCCTTATCCACAGTCCGCCATATTCTTAACGACGAACTCGAACATGAGTACGTAAAAGAGAAACAAGGCGACATACTAGATATCATTAATGCACGAGTTAAGTTCTCTATTGGTGCGGGTGCGCGTTTAGCTGCCCGTCGCAATATGGCCCAGTCCTTACCTTTGATTATGCAGTATCTAGCCAATCCCGAAGTAGTCCAGTCTTTGGCCGTCGAAGGTAAGAAAGTAGACCATGACGAGTTAATGGCGATGGTTTGGGAAGTTTCAGATTGGAGAAACTTCAGAGACGTAATCAAGCCTATGGATAAACAAGACATGCAGAGATGGCAGTTAATGCAACCGGGAGCCAAGGCTCAAGTACAACTCCAAGGTAAAGCCCAATTACAACAACAGAAATTTGAACAAGAACAACAACTCCGGGAAGATGATAACTTCGGACGTGCTGGCCGTGAAATTCTACGGTCGGCCATAGAAAAGGCTGGAGAACCAGACGCGATAACCGGGGTTCCGGGTGGCGTCGGGTTCGGAAGTAACACATAATGAAAAGAATAATTGAAATAGTTAATGAACATGATGCATTCGAATATTGTATAGATGGTTCTGGTCCTAAAATAGAAATTACAGAAGATACAACGGTTGTTTCGAATTCAGACCCGACACGTCCTATAAAAATAACAACCTTGCATAAATATCGTATACCAGAAGGTTACAAAGTTAGTATGTTTGAAATAGCGAAAACCGAAGTATATAAGTAAAGTCCGGAAACTGAACGCGAAAGGTTCAAGAGATGCAATCAGAAGTAGCTTACAACCGTATTGAAAAAATGCGTGGGGAGGAACTAACCCCCGAAGAAAAATATGAGATAGACCAGTATTTTCGTGGTCGAGCGTTATCTCAAATAACCGTTACTGAAGGATACCAAGAAATTTTAAGTATGCTTCAAAGCTACGTAGTAGACGCGGTTGAAAAACTCGTAGCGGTGGACCCGGCTGAAACCACAGAAGTACTGGCTTTTCACGCGGTAGCTTATGCAGCCAGTAAAATACACTCGAAGTTTCAACAAGATGTAAATGCGGCGGTTGATGCATCAAGAACAACCCCGTCAGCTATTAAACAGTTTGCAAAAGCGGCCCCGGTACCCGCAGGAAGTTTGTAACCGGAAATCCCGTAGTCGTTTCGGATTAAACGATACAAGGAGAATGATATGAGTGAACCACTCGCAGTAAATAGAACGCCCGTAGACCCGTTTAGTTTTGAAGACCCTCGATTTGCAGGGGTCGATACAGCAGTGCGCAGAGAAGATTTACCGGTCGCAGACGATGACGGTTGGGAAGACCCTGGATTTCAAGCTACACAACGGGTTCCAGCTAGTAACCAATTTTTTAAAGACCTAAGCGATATCGCAGACGAGACTCCTGAAGTACAGGAAGTTCTCGATGCCGAAGTACTAGCAGCTACTCCTCCGCCTCCCGCTCCAGCGGTTGCCACAGTTGTAGTACCCGACCAACCTGAAGTTATCGAATATGACGATGGTTCCTCAGTCACCATAGAAAAGACAGCCAAGGGATGGAGCGCTACTTTAGATAGTAATACATCTAGTGGCGTAGAAATCTTCCGTGGTAAAACCAAAGACGAAATGTGGCGTAATCTAGCGGCAGGCAAAATTAACGCTACCCGTAAGATTAATTCACTGAATCGTCAGATTAAGTTGGGTCAACCCGAGGTTTCTCAGACTCAACCTGCCGCACCAAAAGTCCGGGAACTGACCGCCGACGAAGTGTTCGAGCTTAAAACTCAACTTCAGAATAACCCCGACCTAGCATTCCAAAGTTGGTTCCAAAAGAAAACCGGTAAAACTGTGGAACAACTAACCACTCTAGCTGAAAAAGGCGAAGAGGCTAACGAGAATCTTCGTCAGGAATATGAAGCTAAATCGTTTAGAGCTGAATATCCTGAATATTTTAATACTGACGAAAACTATCAGTCACTTCTAGCTTGGCTCAGAAAACACAAAAACCTAGATAAAGATATTTTACAGTTTAACGCAAAGAATTTAGGAGAAGCTTTTGAAGACCTATCCTCTGACGGATTGTTAGATGAAGCTCCGAAAGTAGCTCCAGTAAGACGAGCATCTGCACCACAACCTACCCCAGTAGCCGCTACCCCAGTTCCTGATGTTGTGCCTGCACCCGCTCCAGCGCCTGCTCCCGACCCACGGATTGTGGGAACGACAAAGCGGCGAGTACGTGGTAATTTCGGTATACCTCAGAGCGCTATTACCAACGCTCAACCGGTCGCTGAAACCGCACCTACAGACGAAGAGTTGGATAATCTTTCTAACGATGAAATCAACCAGTTATTCTCTGGTGTTCGACGTTTAAGAGCACAATCCGCTCGGCGCTAAGAACTAAACGACTCTAAAGAGAAATCTATGAGTTATTCTCCCGCGAGTATTCAGACTTCCGGTGCGCTTCCTAACTTGGTTGCGATTTACTACGAACGTCAGAGTATTCCTAACCTGAAGGCCCAAACACCCTTCTTATCCATGACTATTTAAGCTGCTTGGTCATGCAAACCGAAGTGGTAGATATTGAAGCAGAAACCACTTCCGCTACGGTCAGGAAATCAGATTCAATTTTTCACCTATGCTCTATTGGCGGCTAATACCAACCAAGCGGCAGAAGGTACTGTTGGGTCTCCAATTTCCGAAAGCTCCACTAAAATCATAGCGACAATTGGTCAGTTGAAATCATCGGCTGACTTTAAATTTGGCTATATCCGTTAACCCCTTATTAGCATCTAATATAAGAAGAGACGGAGGTAAGATTCCAATGGCTATTATAAGTAAAACGAAATGGGCATACGTCGCCGCAATGGTGGACGGAGAAGGTCACATTTCCATAGCAGGGACCAAATCAGGGCAAGGCTATAAAGGCAAACCCTATTGGTTAATAGATTGTAAGATTGGTATTTCAAACACTTCTGTGGAACTAATGAAGTGGCTAAAAGAGAATTTTGGCGGCGAATATCATGACGGTGGACAAGGTTCTAGAAGAATTTGTTATAGATGGAACCTTCAAAACTACAAACAAATGGAAAAATTTGTTCTTGCAATCCTGCCTTATATGGTTATTAAGAGAAAACAGGCACTTTTAGCTCTTGAGTTTTTTCGTATGTTTGGGCAGAAAAACCCGGCTAAACGATTAGAACTAGCTAGAAGATGCCAAGCTCTTAATAGAGGAATAACCCCAGAGACTAATACGCCAAACCCGGTTTTAGAACCGGTGAAGATAGAGTCCGAACTTACTAGTGATAGTAAGAGTGCAGCAGTAGTGATACTGCCAGATAACGTCGATTTTAAAGTACGCTATCTTACCGCAGAAAACTCGGTAGCCTAAACACATTTGACGCTGACTTTATTAACAGTTCCGACCTAGCTATGGACGTAGCGATTGACGACCCGTCGTTACTTCAGAACCTAGCAACCGAACTAAATTATCGCCTTGCTCTTACCCTCAACTCGCTCGTTCAGCTTACCTCTGACAGCGCGGTTGGTGTTGATGGCACGGTTAACATCCAGTTAGCAAACGGTTCATACCTTACTGCTAACAACCTCCGTACCGCTACTCAGCAATTGGCTGGCGTAAATGCCCGTCCACTTACTAAGGACGGTTACTGGGGCGGAATTATCCATCCGTTCGTTGTACACGACGTGCTAAACGACACGTCCGTCAATGGATTGACTGACATCCTAAAGCGCAACGGTGATTCAGCACAAAAACTATTTGCGCCCCTGTCAAACGAGGAAGTTATCGAGTTCGCTGGCTGCCGTTTCAAACAGACCACGACCGCACCTTCCGTAACCATCTCCAGCAACACGTACTACAATACGTATATTTATGCTGATGATGCCCTCTTTAGTGTCTTCCTTGGAAAAAATCCTGAGTCCGGTGAAAAGAACTACCGACTTATGATACAAGAAGCTCCTAGCCAGGGTTCAGTGAGCGACCCCGCACGACAGATAGGAGGTTGGGTTTCGTACAATGTTAAGTATACCAACACTCTTCGTCCCGGTTCCACTATGGTTCTTCGACGCCTACAATCGGAAACTTCGAGTTCGTAGGAGTAACCTTTTCCACTTAGTTAGCATCTAATTAAGTGCGGTTCAGTGCAGAGAAATCTGCGCTCCACTCTGGTCCCAGAGTAATGGGCAACTGGAAACGGGGGTGCCTCGAACACCCCCTATCCAACTCTTTCGAGGAGAGAAAATGAAGTTTATTATTTATATTGTAAGAAACAAAATTAACAATAAGGTTTACGTTGGCAAAACATCTCAAAAACTCCGTCGCAGATGGTCCCATCATATCTCCCATGCTCCCGGCGACCCGTATTACTTCCACAGAGCTATTTGTAAGTATGGCTCAGAGAACTTTGAAATATCTGAAATTGACTGCGCCGAAGAACTAACAACTGCAAATCAGCTAGAACAACAATATATACAAGAGTTTAAATCTTATAACCCCGAGTTTGGTTATAACAGTACGTTTGGCGGGGACGGGGTGCCTTGTACTCCCGAAGCAAAAGAAAAACACCGTCAATCAATGATTGGCAAACCCAAATCTATAGAATCTCGGCAAAAACAAAGTATTTCCGTAACAGGTGTAAACAACCCTCGTTATGGCTGTCCGGTTTCGGAAGAAACCCGTTTAAAGAGAAGTCTAAAATTAGCAGGCAGACCGAGACCTAAAGAAGTTATAGACAGAATCACATTAGCCAAGTTTCTTAAAACAGTAGCTTGGGGTTAAGATGTATAAATGCTTTGTTCTACACAGCATGAGTTCTCTTCTCCAACGAGCATATTGGAGAAGTATAAACGAGTTTTTTGAAGTACAACCGCATCATTTAGCGTTTAAAGAACATAGAATTAGCGAATTTGGAAACTGCCAGAGATGTGGCTGGCGTCCTAAAGTAAAGGAGTAACATGACTTAGTAACCAATGGAGGTTTCTATGTCACGGTCATATCGTCGGCCTGCTAGCGCAATTACTACGTGTAATAGTGCGAAACAGGATAAGATTTTAGCTCATCGTGGAGTACGTCGGGCGCAAAACCATGCTCTACGTACCTGTCAAGATTGGGACGAGTTGTTAATTCCCCATAAATACGAGTGTTCTTGGAACGAAACGTATTGTTGGGGTCGAGACGGAAAACAAAGATTATATTTTCTATCTGATTTTGAATACCTATGGGTTCACCCAATCACAGGAATAATTGAACCGTTACATGAAAATGGAGCGGAAATGTTTGCAGCACTAAAAAGAAAATAGCAAAAAGCATATCAGAAGGATAATTAGAAATGGCGCATCCTAAAGAACATCTAGTATACGACTCCAGAGGGGTTGTTACTTACAATACAGAGACTAACGGCCAGTTGACATTGGGGCATTTGTCCCCGGAAGTTTTACGCGACCTAGCCCGCAATGAAGCCGCCAGTCATGAATGGCGGAAAGCTGCTGTCGAGTTGCTGCTGGAAAAACAACACCCGCACGCTAACCATCCTGAGTTGCGCGAACTAGTGTTTCAGATTAAAGCTGAAAAAGAAGCTCGGGTTGAAGTCGAAGCTTTGGCTGCCGAAGCCAAGCATGAAGAACCATTTGCTAATGACCAGACTGCGGAAGCTTTGGTTGACGAGTTTATAAACCAGCCAGAAGCTCGGGCCGAGTTAGTGAAGGAAGAAGCGGTTCCAATTGAGGAGCACCCGTTTTTTAAACAAAGTCCGGTTTCCGGACAATGTGAAGCTCAAGATATCGAATCCTTGGAAAAACTCGCAATAGAATAATGGACGGTCAGAAACATCTGCTTGTTCTAGCTGTCCGCCACGGCCAGACAATCCTTAACGCTAAAGATGCTTTCAGGGGACCGATAGATGCGCCTTTGGACGCACAGGGTTTTAGAGATGCTAACGAAGTAGCTCACTATCTAGAATCAGAACCAGTTTCCGCTATATTCCATTCTGATAAAAAAAGAACTCGCGCTACTGCCGAAACTATCGCCCGTCTAAAAAAAATGGAAGTTTACCCAAACCCGAATTTAGCGGCTTGGAATGTAGGGGACCTTGGCGGTCAACCTAAAGATGAAGAGAATACTGAGTTAGTACACTGGCATGTAGAACACCCAGATGTACCGCTTCCTGGTGGCGAATCGTTAAATCAGTTTAAAGCTCGTATCCACCCGCTAATTATAGATGCTACAGACCTAGCGATGAAAACCGGTTTACCGGTAGTACTAGTAGTACACTCCAGCGTAATACATGAAATCGGCAATATGATTGGCGGCCATCACGAATACACCCTTGTCGAACCCGGTGGCGTAGCGGCTATTTATATACAAGATGGTAAACTCGACGCCTGTCCTATATTCAAGGCAAGACCTGAAAGCAAGTCCCGCCGTCGCGCCGATATAATGACTTAGTTGTAAAACCTCTCAAGTTCTTACCCGTTAAAAGGTACCGTTTTTCAAATCTAATTAAAGGATAAACTCGTGTCAAATTCTGATACCATCTTTGCATTACAGGGACTAGGCGTTGCTACTCCCCCTCGAAATCAGCTAGCTACCCTGACTGCTTTAGGTACTGGCGAAACTCTACTTACTATGGGTTCTGATGCCGGTACTAACGTAACCGCGTTTCTTCCGTTTCCCGGACAGTCGGATATAGTGGGGTCTTCTAGTCCCGCAGACGTTAATGCTAACGCCGCGATTCTTCTAGATAATACGGGCGGAAAAACATCGTCTAATCGTGGAGCTAGTCGTCCATATTTTAATACACTAAGTTTTGACGGTCGAGCCTTTCGAGTACGAGTGCAGGGTCGTTTTGTTTCCAGTGCGGCTGCTAATACCTTAACTCTAAAGTTTTATCAAAACACTAAAGCTGCTGGTCCGGTCACTGCTGGCGCAGGTTTATTTGCTACAGTAGCTATCGGCGCTGCCGCTTTAGGTTCTGTCAGTGGAAACTTCATCGCAGAAGCCGCTGGTGAATGGGATTCCGTTAGCGCCAAGATGCAGGGAGCAGAAGCTTGGGGAGCTGCCGCCGGATTCTACGCTGCTAGGGCTGTAGGTCAGTCCACACCTTTTGCGGTGGCTGCCCCTCTTAGTAACTCCCTTATGTTCATTTCTGCTACCTTCGGCGCGGGCGCTGCTAACGCAATCACACCCGTCGAGATAAGTTTTGAGGATATTTAAAATCACAAATTTTGCGCGAAAGGCAAAACGATGCATGAAGTATTACCCGTTCCAACAGAAGTGTTGGACCAACGCAACACCCGTCTTCATTGGAAGGAATGTTGCAGTTGTTTTAATGTAAAACCATTCGGCCAGTTTAGAACTGATTCCAGCTTCCGTGAGGGAGTAAGGGACCAGTGCTACGAATGCGAGTCTACCCCTCGATTATCCACAATTGAACACACTCACAGGCTTCGGGAGAACACGTACTCTTCTGAAGCCGTGCGTGCTCAAAGATGGGGTAAGGACCAACTCGACTGTATAGACGAAGAAGCCCGTCAAGGTAGATATAGGTATTCGTCTGAAATATACGGGTTTTTGAAAGATGAAATTCCTAGTCTATACTTTACAGATGGCAATTTTATCGGCGATGTGTCCATTTACCGGACATATGGCTGCCCGCAACCGCAACTAGAAGGTAGAACATTCCAGTACCTTTTTTACATGCCTTTAGGCTGGATGCGTGAATACTCTATTTACGAGTTTGACCATAGGGATGTACCGGTCAGGGAAAAAGAGCGAGGTTGGAGAACCGTTTTATTGCGGTTTATAAAAACCCGATTACTGAGTGAATCACGAGTTAATAATACTTTTGGAGAACCTTACGGACCCGGTTCTATACACTACCAGAGACAACTTTGGCGGTGGAGAAACAATAAGTCCGATTAAATCCCGCGCCATTCGGATTAATGGCAGGAGAATGAACATGTTTGAAAATGAAGAATCAGAAGTAAAGGGAGTACTAGGCGGAAAACCCGCGCCTAAGAACTCCAAAGTAGAAATGTCTTTAGGCGAACTCGAAGGTCTGATTAGTAAGATTACCGAACAGTCGGATAAGAAACTGGAAGTTTTCGCCAAGATGCTTTCAGAAGCTTTACTTGAGTCGCGGAAACCTTACGTTTCTGAAGCTCAGAAGCAAAACGAATCGAGCATGCGCGAGTCCATGAAGACTCAGCGTGAACGGATTATGGCGGATATTCGCGCCAGCCAGGACGTTTGCCCGCATCTTCAAGGTTCTAATGCTCTTAGTGAGATGTCTGGTCAGTTAACTTCGATTATTCATCACAGGTTGGATACCGGTCAAGTTATAGGTATTTGTACTAACTGCCAGCGTTTGTTTAGACCCGGCGACCCGGATTATCTACAGCAGATGAAGCGTAAGAGTGGAAACAAGATTTCCTCTGCTGGAGTCCGGTTTTTCCTTGACCCCCGAGCAGTAGCCGCAGCGGGTATCTAAAGTCCGGAAACTGAACAATGTTTAAAATATATCTGGTTCATAATCTGGTTAACGGTAAAGTTTATATAGGTAAGACTTCTCTAACTATTGCCGAACGTTGGGCAGAACATTTAAAAAGAGTGAAGAATGGTTCGAGTTTTTACTTCCACAACGCTATCCGAAAACATGGGCCAGATATGTTTAAACTTAGAGAAATCGACCTGTTAGAAACCGAAGATTCAGCTAACAAGCGCGAAATTTACTGGATAACGGAGATTTTTAAATCCCATTGTCCGGAAAATGGATACAATCTTACTCTCGGTGGAGATGGAGTTAGCCCCAACGAAAACACCAAAAACAAAATTCGTAACTCCAAAAAAGGTCATAAATCTTATAACTACATTCACAACATGACCGAAGAAACTCTTAGAGAGTTATTTGATAAACAAAACTTAAATATCACTCAGATATCCGAAATATTTGGTTGCGCGATTTCCACTGTTTGGTCTAGATTAAAACTTTTGGGTTTAGATACACATAAAAACACTTATACTAGAAAAAGAACGTTTCCCGGAAGAGTGCTGTCTGAAGAACATAAAACAAAATTGAGTGCGGCTTTTAAAGGCGAAAAACACCCTTTTTTTGGTAAACATCATTCTGAAGAAGCTAAACAAAAAATGCGAGTCGCTAAACTAGGAAAACATCTATCGGAAGAACATAAAAAACATATAGGTGAATCTCTATTACAGAGAGCAAATGCCGTCAACTAATACTTTACTAAGAGCTGTGAATTTAAGTTCGGCATTTTGCAACTTGAGACCGCTAACCGGAATAGGCGGGTTCATTGACGAACCGGCGTTCTCTATAGGAGATTGGTGTCGCCAATTTATTTTAGGCCCGCCGTTCTCTTGGAGATGGAATCGTACTTTTGTTCAGTTTGCTCTATCTCCTGGGGTACAAGACTATCCGCAGAATCTCCCACTATTTGGCTGGATGGAAAAAACCACTATTTTTGATAGCACAGTGAATCCGAGTGTTACTAAAGAATTAAACGTAAAGCTGAATTTAGGAGAAAGTTCCGTCATTGAATCTCCGGTAGAAGTTTCTCCTCGACTAGATGATGATAATGGAAATATAACGTTCCGTTTCATGCCGGTACCCGATAAAGCGTACACAGCGGTAGTTACCTATCAGATGGCCGCTCCTATATTTAAAAGTATTAACGATACTTGGGCACCTATTCCGGACTATCTTTCGTATCTTACTAACCAAGGATTCCTAGCTAAATCTTACGAGTTCATTAATGATGAACGTTGGGGTCCAGCTATGCAGTTATTTGTCCGTCAAGTCATAGCGGCTAATCAAGGTCTTTCAGATTCTGAGGTTAATATCTTTCTAGGCGAGAGACTCGATAGCGCTCGCCAACAGCAAAACGTACTTGGTAATAATCAATCTGCCCGACAGGGTAGAGGAGCCTTCTAATCGCTACTACTATAAATCTTCAGCAAATAATTACAAGTGCTCGCGCTTATCCTGAATTAACAGTAGTATTGGGTACAAGCGGTTGGGAACGGGAACCCGCATTAACTATCGCTAATGATGTAATGCAGCGGTTTCTAAGCAATCAACTCGACTGGAAATTTAACCGGTCGAACGTACCGCCTTTTCTGACCGTAGCTCTCCAACAAGATTACGTAATGAATGTAGTAGACCTTTCGTGGTTAGAACAAATGTGGCGGGTTGATATTAATAATAATCAAAACCCACAAGGTCCTAAACCGATTTTTGCTATGGAAGCGGTCAGAGATTTACAGCAGACGGCTTATCAGGCTACTCCTTTTAATTGTTCGTGGGTACCTAATTACTTGGCCGTCATGGGTGTATGGCAAGCTAATACACTTTATCAATCCGGATATGGACAGGCGCAAACCCCTGCTTCGCCACTTCAGCAGTTTAGAGATGTTAACGGAAACATACTTTTTATAGACAGCGGTTCACTCGGCTTAAATATTAGCAGTCCCGGCGTATCCGGTAGCGGAGGTTCTGTACCTCTACCCCCTGGAAACCCGTATGGTATTAGTGGGTCTATCCAACCATCTCTCCCGCCTAATTCGTGGGCAGCTATAAGTTCCGTGTCTATTTCCGGTAACATAGCTACATACATCGCTAATAACAATTTCATAGCCGGACAAAGCGTTACAGTTAATGGTATTCGTGGAAACGGTTCGGTTTTTAATGTTATTAACCAACCTATTACTAGTGCTACTCCTACTCAATTTCAAGTAGCTATCAATAATGGCAACATGACATTACCCTCTGTTTCTGAAACCGCTAGTGCAGGTCTAAACGTAATCGACGGCACTGTTCGTTGGACTGTTGCTAACCCTAATGGAGTAGCAATGCGAGTAGCACCTTTACCAGCGTTTTCCGGCATTACTTGGCTGTTATTTCCAGTTTATCAGCGCAAACCGCCCATACTTACTTCTCTACAACAACTGATATCCCCTATTCCGGATGAATATGGATATCTTTTTCGTCAGGGGTTTATCGCACTTTGTAAAGAGAACGCAGGGTCTAAAGACTCGCGAGATGCTTATTTAAAATGGGAAGAAATGATTATGAACGCTCTGCGGTCAGGAGACCGGGAACGCGAGCAAGCGAGTTTCTATCCGACCGAAGGTTTAGTTAGTGGTAGTAGTGGTGGTTATTACCAAGGCATACCCATCGGGCCGGGTTTCCCATATAGTCCTTATCCTTTCTAACCCTTTTATTTTCAGTAACTTACAGACAAAAATGAACCGTATAGAAAAAGAAAAACAAATAATCTCAAATCTGAAGTTTTGTATTAGTTGTGAAATTTCTAAACCCATCAATATGTTTAGTATTAATAATACTACTTGGGATAGCGTTCTCTATCAATGTAAACAATGCCGAAGAGAATATGAACGGTCAAAATGGGTGATGAGCGATAAAACTAAAAAGTTTAGACTAAACCAAGAAATGCAAGTTATGCTGGGAATGAAAACTTGTACTTGTTGCGGACAACCAAAACCTTTGAATATGTTTCATAATAACAGGGATAAATGGGATGGATTAGTAGATGCTTGTAAACCCTGTAACAGATTAAAAGTTAACAAGTGGCGCAAGGATTTTCCTGAAAAAGCTAAAAACGCAGATATCAAAAAGAACTACGGTATTACACTATCTGACAAACTTAACATGCTCGAATCTCAAGGTCGAGTTTGTGCCGCCTGTGGCACCGACCAACCCGGTGGTAAATACAACGAGTGGCATATAGACCATAATCACGCTACAGGAAAAGTAAGAGAACTTCTTTGCGCCGACTGCAATATGGCTCTCGGGGTTGTAAGAGAAAGCATCCCTCGTTTAGAAGGACTTGTCCGGTATATGAACAAACACACTCAAGCGGCGGTGGTTTATTCCTAAGACCATAAGCGGAAATTTTCAGTTCCCAGACGGCACTCCAGCCGCCAATGCTATCTTGTATCTAAAATTATCTCAAGATGCTATAGCTACGGGTATTAGTCAAATAGCCCCTCGGGTTTTAGCGATTGGTCTAAATTCTCTTGGACAAATTCCTGCTGGTACTACTATCTATGCTAATGACGAATTGACGCCTAGTGGTACGGTTTACATAGCGTCAGTCATAGCTCCGGGTGGAGGTTTAGTCTATGGACCCGAACTTCTTGCTCTTATTGGCACATCTCCCATTAATTTGAACAGTTTAATCCCAACCAATGTTGGAGGAATAGTGATTAGTTTTCCAAGTCCGGTTTTACAGAATCCATCGGCTCCGCAGACAATTACTGGTCAGTCTCTGACCTTAACTAACACTGCACCACTTTTTGTAAACAGTGCTCTTACTTTCGCCAATCTTATTTCTAATTCTCCGAGTCCTGCTCAGTCTGGAAATATTCGCCTAGCTAGTGCAGACGCTATTAGCTGGAGAAATATTGGCGGTACCGGAGACTTAAGTCTCAGTAAAAATAATTTAGACCAGTTAGTATGGCCTACTGGATTTATAATCGCTAACACCATTATTAATAGCGGCGGCATAATAAGCAATTACGCAGGTGTAAATACTGTAGCAAACGGGGTACCGAGCGAGGTAGCTGCCGTAAATCTGACTGCTCAAACTGCCGCTATTGCTACTACTACTTTATTTTTTTTAACCCCTTTATTTGTAGCTTCTGGTCAATACCGACTATCCTGGAACGCCAAGGTAACAACCGCCGCAGGCACTAGTTCTACTCTCGGCGCGTTAACTATAGTATACACAGACCCCGATGGAGTAGTACAAACCATTACGGCGGCTGCCCTGTCTCACGCAGGAGCAGTAGAAACAACGGATACCGGTAACTCGACTACTACAGTTTTACTCGGCATTCCTATACTAATGAACTGTAAGGTTAGTACTTCAATAACATATGCTTTCGCGTACGCTAGTAACGCCGCCGCAGCGATGAACTATAATCTAAATCTTCTCTTAGAGAGAATCTAATCTCGGACCCTGCCATTTTACAATTAGAAGGGTCACAGCCTAAAACGGCTGTGCGTTTCGTACCGCTATCTTTACAGAAGTTTTTTACTGGTTTATGGACCCAACGCTCTCCTTTTAATTCGCCAGACAATCGCTATAATACCCGGTTTCTTGGCGGTCGGCCAGAACTTTTGACCGACGGATTGAACGTAGAGATTACTAACTACGGTACTATAATCCGCCGTCCGGGAACTGTACAATATTCTACTGCGGTTTTATCGTCTAAAGGTCTTGCTTTTTATTCATTTCACGACTTAACCGGCGCTATCCGAGTTATGGCAGATACAGTTTTAGATGTCTCAGTTTTAACTTCTACTAGTGACACGGTTATTTTTACTAAGACGGCTGGTTCAGGTCAAACAGATTTTATAGGAGTTGGCAACACACTTTTTTTTGGTGATGGTATAGACCTTCAGGCATACCAGCCAAACAATAACCCGGCGGCAACCCGTAACTGGGGAATAGCTATTGGTTCCATGAATGATGCGGTTGGGCCAACTATTGCTGGTACTGGTACTAACGTCACAAGAACCGGGTTTGCTACTAACTGGACTAATCCAAACAATGTTACTGCTACAGATACTGTAAATTTTGCAGTAGGAACTGCAAACACTAATTACTTATTTGCTAGTAATTTCGGGTTTTCTATACCTTTTACAAGTGTTATTAATGGTATACAAGTTAGTTTTTCAGGGTTTAGAGGCTCAACAAACGCAGGTCTTCCTATAGATGTACAGTTAGTAAAAAATGGTAGCCCTGTAGGAACAATAAAAAACACAAGACTTAACCCTACCCAAAGTACTTACACTTTAGGAGGTACTTCTGATTTATGGGGCACTACTTGGTCTCCTAATGACATCAGTCAGAGTACTTGGGGGGTTTATTTTTTCATTCCCGGTTCTGCTCTTTTAAGCGCTAACATAAATAATGTTCAGGTAACTATATTCGGCACCGGCGGGCCTACCGTAGTTCTGCAAACAGGAAACGGTACTCTTGATACCTTTAACGGCGGTTGGGAATATGTAATAGCCTACGGGAATTCAGTTTCCGGACATATCTCGAATCCAACTTCAGCTTCTGCATCAACAGGTAATTTTGGTGGTCAGGGCTTTGTAAATACTTCGGGTACAGCGGTTACACTGGTTTCAGGTGCGAATTTTATACAGGGTTCTACTTGGAACGGTCGTACTATAGTTATTAACGGTACTAATTTTACCGTTTCTGCTGTTACTGGTCCAACTACTCTAACATTAACCACATCTGCCGGTACTTTGACGGACGTAACTTATTTAGTTGGTTATGCGGGCGTACAAGTAGATTTAGTAGCTAGTACCGACCCGCAAGTAAATCAGATTCACGTATATAGAACCAAAGACGGTGGTAGTGTATTCTATGAGTTGCCGACATCTCCTTACCCGAACACTACCCAAAATATTATAGATACTTCTACAGATGCCGGGCTACAGCAACTTATATTCTGGCCATTTGTTCCCACGCTTTCTAATACTCCTCCTCCTGCCGGTTTAGTACATTACGTTTATCATCTTGGGAGAATCTGGGGAGTAGTAGGTAATTTCGTTTATTACTCCGCCGGTCCTGACGTTCTACTAGGCAGCGGTAACGAATCGTTTCCACCAGCTAATAGTTTTCTGTTTCCTTCCACTGTAGTACGACTAGTACCCATATCCAGTGGTTTATTGGTTTTTACTACAGATGATACTTATATTATCCTTGGTACTAACACAGCTACTTTCTATGCTATGCCGTTTCAACTCGGATTAGGTATATTAGGTTATAACGCTTTAGATGTACAAGGTAGTAATATTTTCCTTTACACATCTGACCGTCAGTTTATACAAATGACTTCGGCGGGCATTAACCAAATAGGTTATGCTATTGGAGATACCCTCCAGGCTCAATTCGACCCAACCACCGATATCCACGTAGCTTCGTTAATTCAAGGCACTTTCGACCAAGCGGTTTTTATTGGCGATGCCGTCGGTAGTTGGTATCGTTGCAATTGGAATCAACCGCCCGAAGGCGGTCCTGCATTTAGTCCTAAAGCACTTATCACAAATGGGTTTACACATTTTCAACAAGTAGAAACATCTCCGGGTTTTCACCAACTTTTAATGTTTCAGAACTTAGGTGCTCAATCTATAGTTCTTTATCGAGACCCCAATACTTTTACCGATAACGGCACTTCTTACGGAGCTTTCCTGACTGTTGGTTCTATAGTTTTAGCTCAACCCGGCCAACTAGCCGAAGTAGTTAGCATTACTACTGAGTTACAACAACGTGGTACCCAACCCGCAGTTTCGGTACTGTTAGAAGAAATAGCAGGTAACTTTGAAGTCCTTCCAAACGGAGTACCTGACCCTCCTGGGTTAGTACCTAGTAACAGTGTTCTTGCTCAAAGATTTTATCTTACTCAATCCCAAAATACCGTAGACTGTCGTCACCTACAAATTAAACTACAATTTATTCCTGAACCGTTTAAAAACGAATTGCTTACCCTAAGTATTTGGGGAGCATTAAAATATACTGGCGGTTAAAATGCCTCTGATAAATGAACGTATCTCAAATCCGGAAAACGACCTAAACTATAACCACCCTATTCCAGTTAACCATCCGGGTCCTGTGGGCTCTGGACCTATAAACTCCCTTTCTCCTGACGGCAACCCCGCGCCAAATCGAGGGATATTTCCAATAGAAAATATGTACGACGAGCAAATCTACCGGTTTTTTCCGGCTACCCCGTATTTTGTCCGGGCCAACGTAGACGTTAATTTATCAGTACGAAATCTAGCACTCCAAGCATACGTCCGCTCTGGCGGTACTATAAACTAAGGTATTTATGAATGGCGATATTTTAGAACTAGCAAGGCTAATAAACGAGTCTGAAAGAAAGGTTTCAGATAACATCCGAAGTCTAGTAGGTGAAGTAGGAGAGTTAAGAGGTACGGTTACTACAGGTTTACAAAGTACTAACCAGCGAGTTTCAGACCTAGAAGAAATTAACGACAGAGAAGAAACCCGTCATTGGGTTAAGATTAGCGTAGTAATACCAGTAATGCTCGCTATACATAAAGCTTTAACTGCTTTAGGATTTAAGATTTAGGA